TGGAATCGTTGACTATCTAAAGTTAGTTCATTTAGATAGTTATAAGAAGATCTTCAAAAAATACAGTTGTCTTTTTGAACCTGTATTTCGTGGAATTGACGTGAGTAATTATTCGATTGAAGACTTCCGCAGAGATACATCTTCTGATGAAGTTTCTCGTCGTCTATTTACTCCCTTGCTAGGCGGTGAAGTTCACTTCCTAATGCAAGAAGGTGGAAAGATGCGTAGTATTGCTTCTCCTCACCTAGTCTTTCAAATGGCTTTACAGCCATTAGGATCTTCTGTATACTCAATAGTTCAATCGCTACCATGGGATTGCACTTTTGATCAATCAAAAGCAGTACCGTTTGTGCAGTCTGCTCTACAACAAGGTCTACAAGTTCATTCTGTAGATCTCAGCTCAGCTACCGACTATTTTCCTATGTCGTTACAGCTGTCCTGTCTCCGTGCTATGTTCGGTAATCAGCCAGACATAGACCTATTTTTAGAAGTTAGTCGAAGTCATTGGCTAACCTCTGATAATAGTGTTCTTCGTTGGAAACGTGGCCAACCTTTGGGTCTTTACCCATCGTTTGGTACATTTACAATGACTCACGGTTTCTTGTTGTGGTATCTTAACAATCAACAATTTAACAATGATTTCTTTGTTTTAGGTGATGATGTTGTCATCCTAAACAATGACCTCTATGTTAAATATGTTTCTTGTCTTGATACCATGTCATGCCCTTGGTCTTCAGAGAAATCAATTTCTTCTAACAAACTCGGTGAGTTTGCTGGAAAATTGATTACATCATCATCAGTCATTCCGATGATGAAATATAAGAAGTTGTCTAACGACAATTTCTTAGATATCTGTAGACTATTAGGTCCTCGCTCCCGCATCTTACTCAGTAATCCTCAAAAGAAAGTATTTGACGATGTTTGTCATTTACTCTCTCCTTTTGGTTTAAACTTCTCATATCCTGGGAGTAATTATCTCAAGATGTTAGAAGCTACTGATAAGGTATGGAAGCCATCAAACGCAGTCGTTGCGTCCCTGATGGGACTATCCTCCGTCGTCCGTAAAAACATCTACGGAAAACGAACTGTTCAAGTAGTTCCAGTTGATTTGGAAAATCTCCTGAAACTCTTGACCACTTTCGACGAGAAAGTAGTTGAGGTCCTTCAAACTCTCGTTCCATGGGAGTTCTGGAAACGATATCAAG